AGACGCTAAAAACTCTTCGCTGTCCATTTCGTTACCGTTAGGACCTGCTAATTTTCCAGCACCTGTTTGAGTGAAGCCAGAAACTTTCAAAATCACGTTAGATACTGAAACACCTGTTGCAATTGCACCTGCTACCGAAGCAACACCTGCAGAGAAAGTAACCATGTCAGCAACAGTTGCCGTAATTGAAGTGAATGATCCTTTTGAATAATCAAAAAGACCTTGATCGTTTGAATCAGATCCTTCGTAGAATCTATCATACAAGTTAGTACCTGTGTAACCAGTTGTTGCACTTGCTCCACCAGCTCCACCAGGAATACCGTAAGGTGCGTAGTGACCGTTACCTGCAGTTCTTTCTTGAATTTTAGGTACGAAGTAGAATAATTTACCAATAGGTAAGTTCATTGCTTGTACTGAAACGATGTCGTTTGCTAATAATTTAGAGAATACACGACGGATAATTGGGAAAACTACTGTCTCAAAAGAACCAGAAGCATCAGTTGTTGCTGCTTCGTTGATTAAGTGTGACGCTTGGTTTTCATACAATTGCGCGATGTTATCTTTTTGGTGACCGTCAAGACCTTCTAAAAAGCCTAAGTCATCCCATTTTTTAATGGTATCTTCTTTGATAACACGTAGGTGCTTAAGACCTATGTTACCAACCATACCTGATTCTAATAATGCTCCCATTTTAATATTGGTTTTAATTTTTTTTATTTTATTTTATTTTACTCATTAAATCTCTCATTCTCTTGAACTGAGGTGCTTCATAAGCTTTTGACTCAGATAAAACTTCTTGAGAAGAAGATGTTGATGGAGTATTAGAGATTTTTTCAACCACTGATTCAGTTACTGGTTTTTTAGTACCTAATTCAGATTTTATTGTATTAAATAAGCCCTTAGACTCATTCATAGTGGAAACTGTATCAAATCTCTTCAAAATGTTCAGTTTCTCTTGTTTTGTTGTTGAATGCTCTGTAAACAGACGAGTCGCGTAAGCTAAATTTGCATTAAACACGGCAACTTCGTTAAGTTTTTCCTTGAAAAGAATTAAAGCTTTCTTGTACTCAGAATTTTGTTTCTTAAGTGTTTCAACCTCTTCATTCATTTCATGACGACCAGCCTTGTATTTTTTACCTTGGTTAGCCGGAGTTCTAACGTCGTTAGCGAATGTTCTTGCTGCTTCAGTTGCTTCAACCTCTTTAGAGTCCTCATCCTCTTCTTCAGTAGCTTCTACTTCTTTAGAGTCTTCGTCCTCTTCCTCACCCAATTCGATTTCATAGATGGTCTCTTCTTCTTCAGAATCGACATCAGATTCAACATTAGAATCCATACCACCCATTTCAGGTGCCATGTCATCCATAATTGATGCTGACTCTTCGTCAAGATCATCGTCTCCATCAAGTTTGATGATGTACTCGTCATCGCCCAAATCAAGTTCGATATTATCTCCATCTTTCTTAACTACTATACCATCTTCTGGTTTCATAGCTTTGAAAATTTTAAGTACTTCTTCATCAGATGCACCAGTCATGTCCATAACATCATCGTCCATTCCCATACCGTCTTCTGCAGATAGGTCATCCAAAGATGAGTCGTCTCCTGCATCGTCGATAGCTGGTAAGTCTTCACCACCAACTTCTGAGTCTAATGAATCAATGCCTTTACTTGGGTCTTCGTTATCGAGGTCGTCAACATTTTCAGAATCGTCATCTGATTCGGCATCATCTGCCTCATCATCAGGTTGTTCTGACATATCATTTGGTTCCTCACTTTTAGAAATAACATCATCTGATGTTTCTTCCTCTTCTTCCATTTCTGATTCTTTAAGCAATTGATTTAGTTCTTCCTTCATAGTTGAAGCAAGTATACCCTTTGCATTTTGCTTTACGGCCTCTTCAAGATTTTGCACTTGAAGTAACGCTTGTTCTAAAATAGATTTTTCGTTCATTTGTAAAATTTATTGTTTTATTACCTTATAAATACTTGGGAAATAAGAAAAAATTAACCATTTAA